CGTCTGGCCAAGCGCGCCTTGTTGCACGCCCAACTGGCCAAGCTGCCCGCCCAACGCGCCAAGGCCCTGCGCCTGGCTTTGGCCAATGCCAAACTGCTGCCCCGCCAACTGGCCAATGCCTTGGCCAAGACCTTGGAACTGCTGCGCTTGCTGGCCGTAGATGCCTGCTGCGGCTTGCGCAGCTTGATTTTGGGCCTGAGCGTTTTGCAGAAACAAGTTGGCCTGGTTTTGACTGATACCGGCTTGCTGGCCAGCGGCCTGAGTTTGCAATTGAGCGGCTTGGCCAAGCTGCTGCGCAGCGCTCTGGCCAAGACCAGCTTGTTGCGCCGCAAGAGAGCCCTGTTGCATGCCAAGTTGACCAATGCCCTGCCCTGCCTGTGCCTGGCGTTGCTGTTGCTGCTCAAACGTCGCTATGGAGTTGGCCTGTGCCTGGCTGTAGCCTTGCGACAGTAGGTTGGCAATAGTGGACGATTTTTGGTCCATCAAGTTGCGCTGCATTTCAGCGCGCTGGACACCTTCACGCTCGCCGCCAAATGCCCCAGACTTTACAGCCTGCGCTGCCAGGCCTTGGCCGGCAATAGCGCTTTGGCGGTCCATCTGCCGCATCGTCTCGTCGATGACCTGCTGGCGGTACGGGTCCATGAAGGCTTGAGCCGACGCGGGGTTGTAGCCCTGCGTCGCTCCGCCCAGCTGGCCAAGGCCCTGCTGGATGGTCTGTTGTGCTTGGTTAAAGCCCGGCTGTGCTGCTGCCAGGCGAGCCTGCATCGCAGCGGTGTAGGCGGTATCCACGCCCCGGCCAAACTGACCGCTGGTGTCAGAAGCGCCTGTGGCTTGCGCGGCCAAGTCCGTGTAGCCCAGGCCTCGGTTGATCTGGCCAATGCCAGAGGTAATGTTGCCCGTTGCCCCGCCGGCCTGCCGCATGGCCTGCTGTGCATCAGCAAACTGGTTGCGAGTGTCTGCTCCGCGCAATACGTCAGCCGCCTCGGCAGTGGTGCTGTACGCACTTCCCACCGCTTGATTGGCAGCAGTCATGTAGGGCGTAAACGCCCCGATGCCCTGAGTCCTGGCCGCCTCCATCGCAGTGCGCTGGGGCTCGGTAAACCCTGCGATCTGGTATGCAGGGAGCTGTTGCGCAAGAGTCTGCCCGCCGCCTTGGTTAAAGGCGAGCTTTTGGGCTTCTTGAAGCAGCTTTAGCTTGTACGCTTCGATCTCCGGGGCTTCCCGGACTATCTGTTGGGTGACTGTTTCTTCTGCCATTTAATTCCCCTTAACGGCTCCGCCTTCGAGCTTCTTCATCAACTTGTACATGCGAGCAGCACCCTTGCGGCGGCTACCGTTTCCGGCGTTGCGCACGGCCTTGGCGGTGAAAACAAACTCGCCATCAGACAGCATCGCTGGAATGTCGTCCGAAGTTCCTGTACCAGGTCCCGAAATAGGGCCGTTGCGGCGAGGAAACTGTGTGGTCTTCATTGCACCGCCCTTGGCAACAGCTCGGACAAGCCGGCCGTCAGGGCCGTAAATCATCGGAACGTCATACAAGCCGGCTGTGTTGTAAGGCTGCGCTACGCTGCCTCCTGGGCGCTGTGTAATGCCGTAAGGATTGACCGCCCCAGGGGAGCCCATGGGAATGTAGCCGTAGGACGGCGCTGGAACAATGGGACTGGTTGGGTTTTCTGGCCTGGTGTAAGGAGTCAATCCACCCGAGAACCTGTTAGGGTTATCCCGCATGTAGTCTGTGCCCGTGTAGGCACGGTTGAACGCAGGATTTTGATTAACGGGCTCACTGTTCATGCCTCCCAGCGCACCTACTGCGGCTGTTCCAGCCGCAGCCAGTGGAGCATATCGACGGAGAATGCCAGCATCAGAAGGCAGGCCTGGGCGATCGGGGGAAAGGTACTCGTTGTACAAATCCTTGGCGCCGGTAGTTACCTTGTCAAAAAAGCTCATGGGCGCAGTAGCCGTCGTTGTGGGCGACGGTGTCAAACCATAGTTGGTGGCCAGCCCCCGGCCTCCAGCTGCCATAGAAAAATCTGCGCCGCCGTAACTAGGGGTTGAACGAACGCCTGTTCCCATGGCATCAACCATGCCAGCGGCGCCCGTCATAGAGGGACCAGGTGCTGCACCCGGTGTTGTACCCGCGCCGCTAAAGCTGCCCCTGAGGCCCGTGGCTCCGCCCATCTCGGGCACAGCCGCCGGCGAAGAGCCGGCGTAGATGTCGTAACCTGCTTTGTAACTGCCTGTAGTCGGGTCATACGACATTGACGGAGCCATCGAAGGCGCTCTCAAGCCGTAGGGGCTGTTACTGGCCAGCAAGTCCTGTGCGGTGCCTGTTGTACCGATCGACCCTGGGGGCTGGACGGCAGGAACAGCGCCATCCGCGCCAGGTGTTGTTGGAGCTGCCTCGGAGCCGGGGGTTCCAGGAGTTCCAGGAGCTCTTAATGCTGCCGTGCCGGCTGCTGATGCACCGGAAATCAAGCCCATTTTCAAGGCGTCTTGGGTGCTCATGCCGCCCAACTTACCAATACCAAAGCCCGTCAGGCCAGTTGCAAGGCCCGTGTTCAGTGCACTGCCGGCCGCGCCTGGCAGATAGCCGCCAATGGTCGCCAAGGGGCTTGTGCCCATGATCGTGCCGCCACCGCCAAAGTAGCCCATGGCGCCAGAAATCAGGGCGTCTTTGATGGAGCCGCCGCCTGCTAAGGTAACGCCCGCGCTGGCAAGACCCGCCGCTGTTCCCAGCGAAAGGCCCAAAGCTGCTGGCCCGAGGAGCATGGTCAATCCAACTGTGGCCAAAATCCTGCCGACAGGGCTCTTGATCACGTCCTTGACGACGTTTACAACGCCCTTAAAGACGCCTTTAACCGCTCCGGTAACCGACTTCCACGCACTAGACAGCCATCCGTACTCGCGTAGACCCGTAGCCGGATTGATCGTTCCTGCGCCGCCACGGCGCTGCAACATCGCAGCTTCTCCGGGTGTGATGTGGGCCAAAATACGGTCCCCGCCACGGCCCTGAGATTGAAGGTATTGCGCTACATCGGCCAAGCCGCCTTTTGCAAAGCGGGCAGGCTCCATGCCTTCCATGGTAGGCCCGACATTTGTCATGTCCTGCAACGTCTCAGAAACCTGCATTTGCATTTCGTTAAACACAACAAGCAGGGCCCCCACAAACTCGGGGTCAAATTCATCAGGAACTTCAATGCCGTCGGCTTGTGCAAGACGAGCAAATTCAGGATAGTCCTCTGGGGTCTCAACCAGACGCTCAAGGATGTTGATTAAGGTGCTGAGTTCCTGTGCAGGGATTTCGATCCCCGCAAACGTCTGGCGCAGCTGTTGTTTGAACATGTCAAACTGCTGCGGGTCCGTCATATTGAGCGCCGTCAGAGTAGCGTCATACGAGTCCGCGCTTGAGACGGTAGGCCGCTGTTGGGCCGTTTTGCTTTGCATGCCCGCACCCTGAGGGAGGGCCATGATTCCTTCATTTGCCATGATAGTCCTTTCCAGTTTTTGCCAAAGGCCTCATGGGCCGCGCGTCGGGAAAGGACGCGAGAATGACTGCAATTATCCAACAAAAAATCAAGTCTTGTCCACTCATTACGACCTGTCCGTCTCTAAATAGGACAGGTAAAAGTCAACAGTCGCCAGGGAGCTGGTGACCTTAATCACGTCAGCGGCCTCCAAAACACAGGGCACGCCACTTAAAACGTCCAAAGTCTGGTTCGTGGGCAGTGAATAGGTCTTCAACAAACAGTACGCAGTGGCTGCGCCAAGCGGGTAGACGTTGACCGTCAATGCGGTCGTCGAAGCGTTCCTGTTTGTCACCCGCAAAGAGGACAAAACGGCCGTGTTAGCGTCTGGCGCGGTGTAAATGGTGGTCTCCGTCGCAGCTGCCGGGGTCAGAAATTTCCGAAGGTATTTGTTTGCCATGCTCAGTTCGCCGATACAAAGTTGATGGTAAGAATCACTGACGGAATGACAGGGCGCGTGGGACTTGTGCCAGCGGCGTAGTGCTCCAAATAAATGTCAATGTTGTCTGACCACCAGGCAATCTCCAAATAGCTGTTGGTGGGGTCGTTTACAGTGAAAATACCCGTGATTGCTGGAACCACGTGGGACCAAATGGAGGAGGTTTTACGAGCAGGAACATCAAAGCGTGTGTTGCTCAAGGGGTAGTTGACGCCGGTGTCCTTAGCCCACACCTCAAACTCACCTGCTGTATTGCTGCGGTTTGTCACCTGCAAGGTGAAGGTCACCAGGTACTGGCCCGCGCAGGGAACCTTGATCCGTGAGCCGCTCTCCACGGAGATGCCGTTAGAGAACGCTGGAGCAAAAGTGAGCAGGTTCTCCGCTGTGATGCTGGCGTTTGTCTGATCTTGGTCCGAGATCATCATTGCCTGGGGCAAGATGATTCCGTTGCTGTTCTGAAACCCACGAATACCGCCAGCAAACCCGCCTCCAGCCCCGCTGCCCGCGCTCATCCAAGTGGCTGCCGCCGCCGTGTCTTGGCTGATGACAGGGGTGTAGGTGTTGTTGAGTTGCAGGATAACCTGCTCGAGCGACCGCACAAGCTGGTTGAACTGCTGCGGATCGTAGCCTGACTGGGTTGCGTTGGGCAGGCGGACGTTGGTGATCTTGCTCATCGCAAGCCGTCCGGCTGAACGTCAACCCGCAAAGTTCCAAACCGCCAGAAACTATCCAAGGCGTCGCTCTCAATGCGCAGCTGTATCTGCCGGCCACGGGCGCGCGTGCTGACAAATTGCGTATCAGGCGAAATAACGTAGGGGTCCAGTGAACTGGCTGTTGCAGGAGCCTGCGGGTACGCGCGCAGGCGAACGCCCACGGTGATCTCCCCCACCTGGCGCTTGAAGTCAGGAACAAACTTCTGCATGAGCATCATTTGATCGCCATCGCCCATGTCAAAGTAGCCAGAGTAAATGTAGGCGTCAATGGGCTCTGTGCCGGCGTCTACGCCGTCTTCCTGGTTGTACAGGTGGCTGCGTCCAGGGGTAAGCCCGTAAATCGTGCTGATGGTAGCCTCATTGTCTAGCGGGTCGTATTCGGAAGCCAAGGGCTTCTCGAACGTACCAATATCAGTCCACGCCGTACGGGCCATGGTGCCAATTGACCAGACGTTTTCCATGTAGTTGTATGTGACAAAGCGGTTGATGTAGTCGCTGCTCAGCGTCGGATAGAACCATGTCACCTCATTAAACTGGGTGTTGATGCCCACGTTGACCAAGGGGGCCTGCACGATGTTCAGGTCTTCAAAAACGTAGTCTTGGACAGTGCAGGGGATTTTCTTGACCGTACCGTCAAACACAAAGAAGGCGTCTTTGCTCATCCAATAGGCCACGCCGTTGACGTCGGCCGCTGCGTGCGGGCCAATGATGCCGCAGTTAGAGCCCAACTGCTGAAAGCCAAAGGTGTAGGGCGGCCCCAAGTACTGCTGGCCGTGCAACGCCGTATCGGTCCAAATCAAAATCTGGCCCCGCGAGCGCACCGCAGAGATGATCTCGTTGCCGTCCGTGAGCCGTTGTCCGCCGGCCGTGTTGGTGGCTGTGGCAACAAAGTCCCCAATGTCCTCTTGATCAGAAAACCGCACAAACATAGGGTCCTGCGTCGTCGGCGTTCCGATAGTGGACTCCGTGCCAAAGCACACCAGGTGTCTGTCAGGGGTAGATATCAGCGCAAATTTGCTCTTGGTAGGCGCGCCGGCAATGGCCGTGGCACGCGTGGTAAGACCGGTGGTCGGGTCCCACTCGTAGATGCCCCCGTCCACCAGCTGCAAAATTAGGTTTTGACCGTAATTGTCAAACTGCCATACCCGAGAGAATAGCGACAAGCCGGCAGAAGCCGGACGGGGCGTGCCCCAGGTGCTCAAGCCCCATGTACCGGTGCCCCAGCCAAAGTCAGCAAAGCTCGTGTCTGAGCCTACGTTTATCTGGTAGGTCGCTGTGGCCGCGCCGGCCGTCGCTGCCGTGGAGGTCGCTGCGGTCGGCGAGACGATGGTGTACGTGCCACTGGTCAGTACCTCCTGAATCTCAAACTCGTTTGTGAGACTAGCATTGGTAATGCCCCCTGGATTACCCGAGACGGCGCTGAAGGTGACAAAGTCTCCTTGCACCGCACCGTGGGCCGCGTCGTTGACAACCACCGTGGTGCTGCCGTTGGTGGTGGTAAAAGTACATGCCCCAGTGGCCCGAATTGGAGTGATGTCGGCCCACGCACCGCCGTAGAAAACGTAGACCTTGCGGTTTGTCCCAAGGGCCGCGTAAGGCGCGCCATCCAGGCCGTTCCAGGTAAAAATATCACTGGTTAAGCCTACGAAGTTGACGGTGGTGTTGCCAAACGGTGTCCATCCACCCAGCTTCTCCGGAAGACCATAGCGAAAGCGCACGTAGTCGCCGTCCGTCCAGCCGCCTTCCGCGCCATATTCGGTATTTTGCTTGTCTATACCCGGCTTTAAAAATAGTCGCAGAAGTGCCATGATTTATCTAAATCCCGCTGTTTTCTTTGCCACTGCCTTAGGCTGCTTTACAAACTGTTTTCCGGCGGCTTTCCCTGCCCGTTTGGCTTTCGTCGTTGCAGCGTACTCCGCAGGGCTGAGACTCTTGATCGCAGCTTCCGGAAGATATCGCTCACCAGTGTCAGAAGATTTTTTACCGCTTTTCGTTCTCCATTTTTGGTCACCCCAGTTTTTGAGGGATTTCTGTGGTGCTTTCATTTGTAGCCCCCGCCCTTGTCCTTGTAGGACTTAGCTAAAAGCTGCGCCTTCCTGGCGCTCCACTGCCCAGCCGCAGTCCCCTGCACTGCACGGCCCTTGATGGACTCAAACAGTGCCTTCCTCATGGTTGGCTTGGTGTAGTTGCCAGAGGCGTTGACAGTGCTGCTCTTTTTGGCAGGCTTGACTGAGGACGGTTTTTTTGGCATGTAGGCCCCCAATCACATTGTGGCGCCTGCCGCAGCAGGAACGGTGGTGATCTCAATGGCTATTGACTGCTGAAGGTTCAAGGCCTGCCCACAGTCTGAGCAGGTGTCTGCGTCTAGTTCAGACTGGTCCAGGTCATAGCCACAGGCGGCACAAAGCACCTCTATGGCATGCGCCGGCTCTATGAGGCCATCAGGTAGCGCCCTAGAAAGATTCTGTAGCCTCATTGTTTACCTCGCTTTTTATGCAATTTTACGCAACCAGGCCTGGCAGGTAAACCGTTTTGCCGTCCTGTTTAACGGCGGTCAGCGACTGCTTCTTCAAATTCGCAGGGTCG